TTTATAAATATGATGGAACAACTTTTACATTAATAGCAAGTAGTTCATCTACTCCAGAAGGAATAACTAACGGAACTGCAATTGATTTATATACAACTGCTTTGGCAGTACCTGCTACTGCATTAACTTTAAATGATAGATTAGCTATTAGAGTTTATGTAAATAATAGCGGAAGAACAATTACTTTACATACTGAAGATAATCATTTGTGTGAAGTTATAACTACTTTTAGCACAGGTCTTACTGCCTTAAATGGCTTGACTGCACAAGTACAATATTTTGCAACAGGTACAAGTGGCACTGATTTTAACATCTCAAGTGCTACAAGTACACATACTTTTAACTTACCAACGGCTTCGGCTACAAATAGGGGTTTATTATCAAGTGCTGATTGGACTACATTTAACAATAAGCAAAACGCTTTAACTAACCCTGTAACAGGTACAGGTACTACAAACACCTTACCTAAGTTCACTGCTGCATCTACAATAGGTGATAGTAATATTACAGATACAGGTTCTTTGATTACTTTAGGTTCTAATAGTTATGTGAATGGTTCTTTAGGAATTGGTTCTGCAACTTTAACAGGGTATGTATTAAGAATTTCAAAGGACATTACAGGATTAGCTACATCTTATGGTATACTCAATGATGGTACAGTTTTATCAGATGTAACATCTGCTGCATATTACAATAGAACTATATCATCAACTGTTGGTTCATTAGGTAATCTATATCATAATTTTGCATCACAAGCTACATTTGGTTCAACAGTAACAGCACAAACAGGATTTTGGGCATCTCAAACATTAATAGGTGCTACTAACAACTACGGATTTTATGGCGATATTCCAAGCGGCACTAATCGTTGGAATTTGTATATGAATGGCACTGCTAACAACTATATGGCAGGTTCATTAGGTATCGGTGCTACAAGTTTAACACAATACAATTTAAGAGTATCTAAGAACATTACAGGAGCAGTTACTTCTTTTGCAATTAGACAAGATGGTATAGTTCAAAGTGATGTAACAATAGATGCAAGAGGTTATCATAACTCTATATCTACTGCTGCTTCTGCTTTTACATTAGCAAATTATTACCACTATATTGCTGCTTCAGGTTCAATAGGTGCAGGTTCAGCAGTTACAAGTCAATATGGATTTACAGTTGATTCTCTTATAAATGCGACAAATAACTATGCGTTTTTTAGTAATATTAGTGCAGGAACAGGTCGTTGGAATCTATTTATGACAGGTACTGCTGAAAACTATTTAGCAGGAAATACAGGAATAGGTGTAAGTCAAAACTTAGTTTCAAGTGGGCCAATTTTAACTTCTACTTTAACTAATGGTGGTAGTGGATATGTAGATGGAACTTATACAGATGTAGCATCTTCAATTATTTCTGGAAGTACTTTTGCTGATTATGCTTTATTTACAATAGTAGTTAGTGGTGGAATAGTAACAACTGCAACATTAACTTGGGGTGGCACTTCTTACAAAGTAGGTGATACTGTAACTGTATCAAATACATTATTAGGTGGAACAGGCAGTGGATTAGTAATAACAATTAATACCGTTGATTCATCTCAATTAAGTATTGCTAGTGCAAATGGTGGAGACATTACTCTTATGAGAAATGATAGTTCATTAGCAGCAGGAGAAAATATTGGTACAATTAAATGGGGTGGTAGAGATTCAAGTTTCAAATCAAGTGGATTATACGCTGAAATAGGAGCATTTGCAGCAGGTACATTAGGTGGTGCATACTTATCATTCTTTACTCGTTCAGTTTCTGCAGGAACTTCTTTAGTAGAAGCAATGAGAATAGATTCTCGTGGTGGGGTTGGTATTGGTGCTACTGTTTTAACACAATATGGTTTAAAGGTTGCTAAAAACATTACAGGTTCTACAATATCTTACAATCAATTAAATGAGGGTATTATACAAAGTGATGTAACAAATCAAGGACATTATTATTCAACGAATGCTCAAACACAAGCAGCAACATTCACATTAGGTACAATATTTCATTATAGAGCAATTCAAGGAACTTTTGGGGTAGGTTCTACAATAACTTCACAAGCAGGATTTTGGGTTGATAATTCATTAATAGGTGCAACAAACAATTACGGATTTTATGGTAACATAGCAAGTGGCACTAATCGTTGGAATTTATTTATGAACGGAACGGCTGCTAATTATATGGCGGGAAGTTTAGCGATTGGAACAACTTCTATTACTAGCAAATTATCTGTAATTACTCCAGCAGGTGGCAATACAAGTGGTTTTTCTGTTGGAAGCACTAACGGCTTATTAAATATTTGGGGTGGGTCAGTTTCAGGTGTTGTATTTGATGTTACAAATGGTACACTTAATGGTTCAACAGGAACAGATTTTTTATTCCGTCAAGGGGGATTAACCTCAATGCTTATTAATTCTTCTCAACAAGTAGGAATAGGTTCAGGTTTATCATCAGTAAACGCTTCTGCTCAATTACAAGTAGATAGCACTATAAAAGGTTTCTTACCACCAAGAATGACAACTGTACAAAAGTTGGCAATTGCAACACCTGCTGCGGGTCTTATGGTTTACGACACAACATTAAATCAAATGTCATATTACAATGGCACATTATGGATAAACTTTTAAATAAAATAAAATGAATAATTTTCAATGGGTAATCCCACAAGGTGCAATGCTAACAGAATTAGCAATAGATGGCTTAACAGATGTAGTAGTACAAGTGAACGCTTACAGACAAATTAGCGATGAAACTACATCAACTCAAATTCCTGTATGCGTAGGTTTAACTCCACCAACAGAAGGCTTTATTCCTTATGCTGACCTTACACAAGAGATTGTAGAGGGTTGGTTAAACGCAGGAACAGATGTAGTAGCTTTAGATGCTGAACTAGCTATTCAATTAGATAATATAATTAACCCTAAGACAGTAGTCTTACCTAATCCATTTTAACTTATATTTGTAAAAAATTAATACTATGATACAATTATCAGAAGAAAATCTAAAAGCATTAGAAGTTTATTTAGTTGAAGTTCCATTCAAATATGCGAACCCAATCCTACAATTATTAGGAAAATTGAATGCAGAACAAAATCCTCCAGTAGAGGAAGTAAACGCAGACTAATGACACCACATAGCAACCAAGCTGACTTCGGAGTACTATTAAGTATTACAAGTGCTGCAATAAGCATCGCAAGTATTCAACCTATTGTAACATTCTTTGGTAGTTTGGTTGCTATTGCATCTGGACTTTTCGCAATTAGGTATTATTACAAAGCAGCTAAAAAGTTTAAGTAATGAGAGACATTGTAATTACTTTAGTGATTGCAGTAGTTCTTATCTTCATCTTTAACGGAAGGTACAACGGAAACGAACCTACAATAGTAACTCACATAGATACTATTTATAAGCACGAAATAACAAAGAAATATATTAAAGGGGATTCTATCCCTTTTGTCGTTTTAGGTATTGATACAACCATTGTACACGATACTGTACGGATAGTTCAAGATTATGCGTATATACGAGCCTACTCTGACACTATAAAGATAGATTCAAGTACTTTTATCATAAACGATACCATCTCCAAAAACAAGATTCTTAACAGGGGATTTTATGCTGATATAAGTCAAAAAACGATAAAAGTGGAAACCATTAGGACAATACCATCCAAAAATGAGCTTTATTGGGGTGTTTTAGCCGATTTAAGGACATTTGACAATAAAGTCGGCGTAGGAGTTGGTTTAGCGTTTAAAACCTCTAAAAAGGGCTTATTTACAATATCGGCAACTACTAATCAATATTCAATCGGATTTTACACTAAATTCTAATGAAACTACCTGTATCATATAAAGAGTTCGTTAAGCAGCCCATTGTGGCTACTTTATTCATTGTCCTATGTGGAATATCGGCTTTGTATATAGATGTAAGGTCAACCTTCCAAGACCAAGCAAAGGCACAAAATGTAAGAATAGAAAAGGTAGAGAATAGATTAGATTTAGTACAAAACGCATTAAGGAAATCGGATTCGTTAAGTGCAGTTTCTACTACTAAACTTCAGGTGCTAACTGACCTTAAAATGATACCAAAATAATGAGGTATTTATTATTCATATTTTTGTATGGTTGTAGTTTGACTGCTCAAGAGCCAAGTAAAGAACAAAAGATAGATAATGAGTTTCAATTATTGCTTAATAAAGTAAATGAAAACAATATCAGTTCATCTTTAGTTCAAAAAGAGGCATCTAAAAAAGAAAAGAAAATAATTACTAACACTATAAATAATATTAACAATTTAAAAAGTGAATTAAGTGAGGTTAAAGCTAGGTTGGATTCTATTGCTATTGATACTGGAAGTTCATTCAGCTTATTGCCAATACCCAAGAAGTAAAAAAATAGGCAACGATTCGGTAATAATAATAACTATTGACCAAGCAAATAACATAAACAACCTATATAAGAACTACAACGATTCAATTGTTAAATTAAATGATTCAATAATCAATTCAAACTTAAACTATGCAAAACTTAATAAAAAAATATTTGAGAAAACTGATTCTATCTATCTATGGAAAGTTAGGTATGAAGCTGCAAGAGAACTTACCAATTATAGAACCCAAGACCACGAAAAAACCGACCAAGCCAAAGAAATAGGGAAATACCTTTTAATCTTAATAATTATTTTACAATTTATAAAACTTTAAATATGGAATGGATAAAAAATTTACTTAGTGATGAAAGAGGTAGCATAAGCACTAAGAGAGTGATTGCTTTATTAAGTGCTTTATTTCTTTGTATTACTTTAATAGCTAATTCATTTAGTCATTTAGAAATAGCACCTAGTGATAAATTAGTAGATGCAGTAATGGTTATTTGTATTGCTGCAATGGGAACTACAACGATAGATAAATTCTCAAAATGAAACAAAAAGCAATCCTTAGACTAGCCTTAGTGCTTTGGTTTGTATTATTAATATTCTTTATAATGGCAAGATATGTTAAGTAAAAAAGCAATAGACCTTATTATTCAGTTTGAGGTTGGAGGTAGAGCATACTACGATAAGAAACTACAATCTCCTATTTGGGCAGGTGGTGAATCAGGTATCACAATAGGTATGGGCTATGATGTTGGATTTGTTAGCGAAAAGCAGTTCTTTCAAGACTGGGGAAATAAACTTACTCCTAACTTTTTAGAGCCATTAAGAAAGACTATTGGACTTAAGGGCATACAAGCAAAGCAAATGCTTAGAGGCGAATTATTACAAGTTAAAATATCATACAATATTGCATACGAAGTATTCGTTAAGTGTTCAATACCTAAGTATTTTAAAATGACTAAGGCAATCTACCCAGAACTAGAAACGTTGAACGAGGACACTCAAGGTGCGTTGGTTTCTATGGTTTACAATAGAGGGAATAAGTTAGAAGGGGATTCTAGGATTGAGATGAAGCGAATAGTAGAGATGGTTAAGAACAAAGACTATGATGGAATAGCAGAGGAAATAGAGAGCAGTAAGAGACATTGGGAAGGCAAAGGATTAGATGGTTTAGTAGTGAGAAGGGAAGCAGAAGCAGACTTGATTCGTGATTCGTTAGCATAACAAAAACCTAAAATATGGCAACTCCACAACTGCGTACAAAACGCAGGAGACTTTTCTTTGATATAGAAACAAGTCCAAACATCGGATTGTTCTGGGAGGCTGGATATAAAAAGAACATAGATTACTCAAACATTATTCAAGAACGAGCAATCATTTGCATTTGCTACAAATGGGAAGATGAAAAAGAAGTTTACTCTTTACAATGGGATTCTAAGCAGAATGATAAGACAATGCTTCTTAAATTTATTGAGGTGGCAAATCTATCTACGGAAATGGTTGGACACAATGGCGACAAATTTGACTTGGCTTGGATTAGAACAAGATGTTTATTTCATCATATCCCAATGTTTCCAAAGTATTTAACCATTGATACTTTAAAGGTGGCAAGACAAAAGTTTAGATTCAATTCAAATAGACTTAATTACATAGCAGATTTTTTAGGCTTAGGTCAAAAGATAAAGACCGAATATTCATTGTGGAAAGATATTCTTTTACATAAGGATAAAATTGCTATGGAAAAAATGATAAAGTATTGCAAAAAAGATGTTGTTTTGCTAGAGAAAGTATTTGCAGAATTAAAGAATCATATAGAGCCTAAGACACATTACGGAGTTGTTTTTGGAGAGGATAGAGGAACTTGCCCTGAATGTGGAAGTGATGACTTAATAAAAAATAATAAAGTAGTAACTGCTACTGGATTAACAAGGATTCAATATAGATGTAATATTTGCTACAAATATCATAGTAAAACCGATAAATAAAATGAAAATGCCTAAGAATTGGAATAAACTTAATTTAAGCGAACAGGAAAGCTGGTTAGTAAAGAAGTATCAGGAAATGATTAGCGAAGTAGAATCAGTATCTAAGATGTTAGCCAAGATAAGAGGTGGCAATAGAATAGTAGTAAAGGAGATTGAAAGACCAGATGAAGCCTTATTGAAGTCGTGAGAATCAAAATCATATATCGTAAACTTGGTAAGGAACAGGCTTACGGCATATCCTCTAGTGATGGGGTAATAGAGATTGATGAAAGGCTGAAGGGCAAGAAAATGATGGAGATATTGATTCACGAGGTATTACATTTATTAAACCCAAAGGATGATGAAAAAACCATAATTCGCAAAAGTGTAACTTTGACTAAAGTCTTGTGGAATGAAGGGTACAGGAAAATAGATGATACTATTGACTTGCCTTTACAAGATGGGTCAATTTAGGTTGTTTTTTCTTGTTCATAGGTTCTCCTCAGCGTAAAAGCTGGGGAGTTTTTATTATATTTGTATTCAGATATACTAATGGTTACGGAGGCTTGTTTCTACTTGCCTCCCTTTTTTTGCCCTTTAGTCAAGTTATAACTTTACTTATTTGCGTAGTACTACTACTAACATTTAACATATTTTGTTACAAATACCTATAAATCAGTAGCATATTTGCCATAATCACATTACAACATTTTACATATTGTACCTAAAACATTGTACAATGTTCCCAATTTGGTTACAAAAGTTCGCTAATAGAAAACTTTATCAATCACAAAAGTTACCTAATAAAGCAACTTTGAGCCGTATTTGACCGATAATCGGCTCATTTTAGACTGATAAAAAGAAATTTAAATAATTTATTGTTTGTATTGTAATTGTTTGTATCTTTGTTAAAACAAAACCAAATTAGTATGAAAACACTATTAAGCCTCAACAACAATTTCTACCCTTACAATGGGAACTTTATCCCTCAAGCTGGGGACAACATTTTCTTAGACTATACAATAGAAGATACCAAGTTCTTCGTTGTAAAGTTTAGGACTATTGACCTTGCAAACAATCAAATCATTATCTCAATTGAAAAAATCTAAATTATGACAGACCAACAAAACAAGAATTTTCAGGCAATCGTTATTTTAATCTTTGTCTTTATTGTAACAGGAATCCTACAAAACATTTAACCTTATGAAAACAGAAAAAAAAGAAGTAGTCTGCATCCGACTACCAGAATCAATCAAAAAAAAAGTAGATGCCGAAGCTAAAAAGATGTACTTAGCACCAAGCAAATTAGTATCAATTATCGTACAAAAATATTACGAATCTAAAAACTAAACTATGCAACCATTAATCTATCAAGGAAAACAACTTAAACTACACCAGAGAGCAACTTGTTTACTAGAACTCTTAAAAAAGGCACAAGCAAGGCAATCTAGTATTGAAACCGACCTAATCAAATGGAGAGGAGCAACTTGGGATAATCCTATCAAACTAATGAATAAGTACGAAGATGACTACCTTATTAAGATTGCTAGAATGAACCAAATACAAAAGAGAATCTTAAAGTCTTATCACTTCCTAATACTTGACCTTTACGAGATTACCGAAGATTTTATGTTACCTATAAACCTTTTACATTTTTAAATATGAGTTACATAGACAATAGCAAGTTCCAATTGCAAAGAGAAATCTACATTCTAGAGGTAGAAAATGAGATGCTGAGAAACCAAATTATTAAACTTAAAATAGAAAAGAATGAACTACTGGTCAATACCAAGTCAAAAGGAGAGCAGACTCACAACGAAGGAAATGATAAGGTATTCTGAAACAATTATAGATAAAATTGCAGAATATTACAAGATACTTCCTAAGGACATTAAAGGCAAAAGCCGTAAAAGGCATTTTGTTAAGGCTAGATTTATAGCTATGTATTGTATAAAAAATAACACAACTTTAACATTAAAGGCAATTGCAGATATGGTAGGCAGAGACCACACTACAATTATCCACTCTTTAAAGACTATACAAAATACTTTAGACTTGCATTACGATACCGATTTAAAGGATGAACTAAATGAAATTAAAAGATTAATATAAATTTTTGTTATTCACAAAATAGTCTTATTTTTAATTATTATTTACCAAAAACCAATAGTATGATTCAGTTACAAACAAATTCACTTATCAACATTTACAAGGCTTTAGCATCCTTTCAACAGGATTGCCCTGTAATTCACAAAGGCACAACAGGTCATAATTACACTTATGCCGATTTCCCTACAATTCTTGAAGTTATTAATCCAATACTCAAGAAACACAATCTAGGATTTACCCAGCTTCTTATTGAAGATGGATTAAAGACAATTATCTTTCACACTATTAGTGGAGAGTCAATTGAGTCTAATGCAACAATTCCACAAATTACTCTTAGGGGTATGAATGAGTATCAATCATTTGGTAGTGGGATTACTTATTACAGGAGATATGCCCTATCTGCTGCTCTTGGCTTAGTAACTGATAAAGATACCGATGCCTCTGGAGAGAAAGCTGCATCAGTATTTATTAAGAAACACAAGTCAATACTAGATTTAACACTAGCTATTGATATGTGCGAAAACTTAAATGAATTATCTAAACTACATTCTTTGAATAAGGATTTGATGAATGAAGGAATAACTGCATTATTTACATCAAAAAAATCTAAATTATGATTGACCAAAAACTAATAAAACTAAGAGATTTAGTTTCTTATTGGGAATGGAAACATAGTGCTTGTCATAAGTTTTGGATAAATGAAACCTATCAGGAACTAAAGAAGGCAAGACAAAACCTAAAAGATTATAAGTCTAAACATTACCCATCAACTCCATTATTAACCCAGCCTAAGCCATTCTTACGAATGAATGATTGGGCTGAAAACTACGAAAACTATGCCGATTAGTACTTGCTGCGGAGCAGAAACCGATATGGATGAAATAGGCATTTGTCCTGAATGTTTAGAGCATTGCGACTGGGAGGAAGAAGATGAAGAAGAAATCGCAAAGGATATAGATGGCGAAAATAAAATTGAGGAAGAACAAATTAATAAACAAAACAAATAAAAATGGAAAAGAAACAAAACTATGGTGCTTGGAAAAAAACAACATCAAAAGGCGAAGTAATTGAATTTACGATTGAGGACAAACGCTACTCAATGTGGTTAAATCAATACAAAAAACCTGAGTCAAAAGAACCAGATTATAAAATCTACCCTAATGATTACAAGCCTAAAGCAGAAACTAAGATGGAGTACGCAACTCCAGTAAACCAACAAGAATCAGAGGATGATTTACCATTCTAAAATTTAACTATGCAAGCAGTAACCATTACTCAAATTACAATCTATGAATTAACTGATATGATTGAAAAATGTATTATCAAATCAATAAACAAATCAAATCATAATGAAATAGAAAAACTTGAAATTAGAATCAAAGAATTAGAAAAAACAATTAAAAACAAAAACTATGAGCCAAAACAAACAAATAGCAGACTATCTAAACAAAGGTAAGAAGCTAACTACATTAGATGCCTTAAACAAATTTAGATGCTTTAGATTAGCATCACGAATAAACGATTTAAGGAATGATGGAATGAATATAAAAACAAAGATTATTAAGCTAGAGAACAAGAAGCAGATAGCCCAATATTCATTAAAATAGTTTATATTTGCAACAGGATGTAGGATATCCATTTTAAAACTTATTGGCTCAAAGCTGAAACCCTAATCCTACTGGGGTGGAAGCCGAGAGCCTTTTTTATTTATGAGTAAAGACCCAGCAGTATTGTTTTACACTTCTGATTTTTTAAGTGGAACATTTACTATGACTAACGAACAGGTTGGCAAATACATTAGATTATTATGCCTCCAGCATCAAAAAGGAAGATTAACTGAAAAGGATATGCTAAGCATATGCTCTGCATATGATTCCGAGATTTGGGATAAATTTAAGATTATAGATGGATTCTACCTTAACGAAAAGATGTCAAACGAGACAATTCGTAGGCAAAAGTTTACAGAAAGTAGGAGAAACAACGCTTTAACCCCTAAAAGCGAAAGCACTAGCAAAGCATATGCTAAGCATATGGAAACTGAAACTGAAACTAGAACTGTAACTATAAATAAAACTAAAATACTAGATGAGCAGTTTGAGGAATTTTGGGATTTATACGATTATAAGAAATCTAGGGATAAAGCAGAAAAGGCTTGGAAAACTTTAAATCAAGAGGAAAAGGCTTTAGCTTTACAACACGCACCTGTATATGCTCAATCAACACCTGATAAACAATTCCGTAAACATCCTACAACCTATCTAAACAACAAATCTTTCAACGATGAAATTATTGAACGAACTATTAGTACAAAACTTAGCTACGCAGAACTTGAATGGGAACGACTTAAAAATCTTGGATAGGGATGAATTAAAGGTTTATAAGGCAATGGAATCTATGCACATAGGCAAATGCTCAAGAATAGAAGTAACAGAGCATTTAAAGACTTGTATTGCTTTGAGTGGTATGCAAGTGCCAACAAATCAAATATTTAATCTATGCGTTTCCTTTACAATAGAATCTTACGGACAATACAAACTAAAGGAACTAGGAGTAGCATTTAAAATGTTTGCAGAGGATAAGTTTACTATTGATAAGCATATAAGTTTTAGCCCTAAGTTAATTGGGGAGGTTATGAATGCCTATAAGAAGATAGCAGTACAAGTAAGAAACAAAACAATTGAAGAACCTAAACAAATAATAATGCAAGTAGATGAAGAACAAGTAATGCGAGAGGAAGCCGAGTACTGGAAAACATCTAAAAAGGACTGGAGATTCCTAAACTATCAATGCTTTGATTATCTATGGAAACGAAAGCTACTTAAGATAACACCAGAGAAAGCTGAGTACATAAAATCTAAAGTAAAAGCCTACTATTTGGCACAGGCAAAGAAGCCAGAGGATATGTTAGTAGATGAGGAAACTATGAGGCAGCAATGCAAAAAATATTCACTTAAACTTTATTACGACAACGAATTATGAAAGAAACAATACAATTAATTAAATTCTTTTTTATCTCAGTTCCAGTATTCCTATGTGTTTACTCCTCTGTAATGATTTACATACAAATAAAAGAATATATCCAAAAATATGAGTAAGATAAGAGGACACGAAAACGCACAAGAAGTAAAATTAATATTTATAGATACAAAAGAGGAAATAGAATTTAAGTCAGTAGCCTACGCAAAAAGAGTAACAGGAGTAAATGAATACCAGATAAAGGAAAGTCTTAACCCAATAAAGAAAAAAAGATTTAAGTACCAAAATAGAGAAATAACGTTCCGTATAAAAAAGTAAAATGATAAGAGTAATAAACTTTAGTGGTGGTAAAACAAGTGCTTTGATGACAATTTTAAATTATCGTAAAGGAGACTTAGTAATATTTGCTGATACTAAAAGAGAGCATTCAAAGACATATAAGTTTATTAATGATTTTGAGGCACACGAGAATATTCCAATTATTAGAATAAGTTACGAAGGTGGTTTTAGAGGAATGTTAGAACATAAAAAATGGAAATTAATACCTAATAGAGTTAAAAGAGAATGCACTATTGAACTTAAGATTAAGACTGCTAAAAGATATCTTAGAGCAAACTATGGCAAACAAAACTATGAATGGCTAGTAGGGTTTAGGGCAGATGAAGAACGCAGAGTAAAAGGATATGAAAAAAGACAAGCCTATATTCATCCTAAATTCCCATTGTATGAAGCAGGAATAGACAAAGCCTATGTAAATGACTATTGGAGTAAAAAACCTTACACATTAGAAATACCAGCAATTCTTGGTAATTGTACTTTATGCTTTCTTAAAGGTAAAAATGCAATAATTAATATTTTAAGGTCATACCCAGAACTAGCAAACGAATGGATAGAAGATGAAGAATTAAGCAAATTAAAAGGTAATGGGCATACATATTTCCAAGATACAACCTACAAACAAATGCTAAATTATGCTCAAAACGATTTATTCAAAGGACAAGACCTTTCGGATTTAAACCCAGCTTTTAATTGTTCGTGTACAAGTTAATCCCTAATTTTGTGCTATGGCATTACAAACCATTCCAAAACTTACAGGAAAGACACAAACAATTTTTAATCGTTATATACGACAAAGAGATAGTCAAAATGGTTACTTTACTTGCATATCGTGTGGCTCTACTAAAGATACCTCCCAAATGGATGCAGGTCATTATGTGCCTGTCAAGAATAGTTCAGCTTTAAGATTTGATGAGTATAATGTAAACGGAGAGTGCAAGGCTTGTAATGGATTTAACCAATTCCACCTAATAGGCTACCGAAGAAACCTAATAGATAAGATAGGCGAAAGAATGGTATTACACTTAGAAAGTCAGTCAAGACTTATAAAGAAATGGACTAGAACAGAGTTAAACGAAATAAACGAAAAGTATGGCGAAACTAAATCCTAATGGCAAGGTTTCCTTTGGGTCAAGAAAAAAAGGAAAGGCTAAAAAGACATCTGGTCCTAAAGACAAACCTACTAAACCTTATAACCGACAAGGCAGATGCTAATTCAAGAAATCAAATCTAATCCTAACAATCCTAGATTAATTAAGGACCATAAGTTTAAGCAACTTGTAAAGTCTATTCAAGACTTCCCTCAAATGCTAGAACTTAGACCTATTGTAATAGATGAGAACAATATGGTCTTAGGTGGCAATATGAGATTAAAGGCTTGTCTTGAAGCTGGGCTAACCGATGTGCCTGTAATTCACGCTAATAATCTTAGTGAGGATAAAAAGAAAGAGTTTATTGTAAAAGATAATGTAGGCTATGGCGAATGGGACTGGGATGACCTAGCTAATAACTGGGATGCCCTAGAACTAACTGAATGGGGTTTAGATATACCAAATTTTGAGGACGAAATATTAGAAGCCGAAGAAGATGACTTTGATGTACCTGTAGGTGGAAGCGAAACAGATATTGTTTTAGGCGACATCTTTGAAATAGGGCAACATAAACTTTTATGTGGCTCATCTACCCAAACAGATAGCTGGAGCAAAATATTTGCCTCTGAACTAGCAGACTTGGTAATAACAGACCCCCCCTATAATGTGGCTTATACAGGTAAAACTAAAGATGCCCTAACTATTCAAAATGATAGTATGGGAGATGGCGACTTTTACCAATTTTTATATGATTTCTATACCGCATTAGGTTCTTATACAAAAGCAGGTGGTTCTTGGTATGTTTGGCACGCTGATAGCGAAGGTGCTAATTTTAGAAGGGCAATGGCTGATGCTGGTATAATGGTTAAGCAATGCCTTATTTGGGTAAAGAATTCTATGGTAATGGGTAGACAAGATTATCAATGGAAGCACGAGCCTTGTTTATATGGCTGGAAAGAAGGTGCTGCTCATAGTTGGTATTCAGACAGGAAACAAACTACAATACTAGAATTTAATCGCCCTAATAGAAATGCAGAGCATCCTACTATGAAGCCAATTGAATTAATAGCATATCAAATTACAAATAGTTCTAAAGTTGGCGATTTAGTTGCAGATGGCTTCTTGGGTAGTGGCACTACAATGATAGCTTCTCATCAATTAGGTAGGAAATGCTATGGTACTGAACTAGACCCCAAATACTGCCAAGTTATTGTAGATAGGATGCGTAAACTAGACTCAACATTGGAAATCAAGAAGAATGGGGTAACTTTGCCTTAACAGGCTAAAATCAGGCGATATGGCGATACCAAATCAAGAAATAGGGCAATTTAAGAAAGGGGAATCAGGCAACCCAGCAGGGCGACCTAAAGGCGTTCCAAATAGCAAGACCAGATTGCTAAGATTATTAGAATTAGTCCAAGTAAAGACTAATCCAATTACAGGAGAGAAAGAAGAGTTTACTGTGGCAGAGCAATTAGATATAATGGTACTTCAAAAGGCATTTAAAGGGGATTTAAAGGCTTATCAGGAGATTCTTGATAGACTAGAAGGCAAAGCAAAACAAACCAACGAGATTGAACTATCAGGAGGACTGCAAATTAATTGGGAGGAGAAAAAAACTTACGTTGAAAAAACAGGAAGCCTATAATGGAATTATCCATAAAACAAACAACTGCCTTAGACCTATTAGAAGATAAAACAACAAATGAGATTCTATTTGGGGGAGGCGCAGGTGGTGGAAAGACTGCATTAGGTTGCTACTGGCAGCTTAAACAAAGATTAAAATATCCTAATACTAGAGGACTAATTGGGAGAGCCGTATTAAAAACCCTAAAAGAAACAACCTTAGTTTCCTTCTTTCAGATAGCTAAAATGCAAGGATTAGAAGCCAACAAGCATTATAAGTTTAACGGACAAACAAGCCAAATAGAATTTCCTAATGGTTCTACTATCCTACTTAAAGACCTTTACTCCTACCCTTCCGACCCTAACTTTGATGAATTAGGTTCATTAGAAATTACCGATGCTTTTATTGATGAGGCAAATCAAGTAGATGACAAAGCTAGAAATATTATTAAATCAAGGATAAGATTCCAACTAGACCAAAACGACTTAGTGCCTAAGATTCTTTACACTTGTAACCCAGCAAAGAATTGGACTTACTCGGAATTTTATAAGCCACAACAAGATGGAAGTATAGCAAAGAATAAAAAGTTTATTACTTCTTTGATAGATGATAACCCTTACATCTCTAAGCATTACAAGGAGAACTTACTAACTTTGGATAGTGTTTCAAAGGAGAGGCTTTTATTTGGTAACTGGGAATACTTAGATGACCCTGCACAACTTATAGACTATGATAAAATACTTGATTCTTTTAGTAACTCTTTTGTTCCTATCGGTGATTCTTATATTACTTGTGATGTGGCACGCTTTGGTAATGATAGTACTGTTATTGGTATATGGAGTGGCTTTCGTGTTAGGTTTTATCAATTCAATGGTAAATCAGTTGTTGAGGTCGCTGAACTTATAAAGAACTTTGCAACAGAACACAAAGTACCTACATCTAATATAGTTTGCGATGAGGATGGTGTAGGAGGTGGAGTAGTAGATATTCTTAGATGCAAAGGATTTGTCAATAATAGTTCTCCATTAATAAACCCAGTAACAAGACAAAAGGAAAACTTTGATAACTTAAAGTCTCAATGCTATTTTAAATTAGCAGATATGGTTAACAAAGCAGAACTTTACATTCAAGCAGATGGGAAACAAAAACAAACTATCATTCAGGAACTAGAACAAGTCAAACAAAAGTCAGTAGATAACGATATGAAAAAAGGAGTAATTCCTAAAGATAAAGTTAAAGCAGCGATAGGTCGTTCACCTGATTTTAGTGATTGTTTGGCTATGAGAATGTTCTTTGAATATTCACCAAGATTTCAAGTAAGTGTATTTTGATGTAAAAATCATAACTTTGTTTAAATTCTAATAATATGGCATTTTTTGACTTCTTAACTAAAAAGAAGATAAACACTCTATTACCTAATATTCCTTTTGATACAAGTGTCGCTATTCAACGTGGTATCGTTACTTGGCAAGGTGGTGATTCAAGAGCATTTGTAAGAGATGGATATACGGCTAACGATATAGTATATTCAATTGTAAAATTAATTACTGATAAAGCTAAACTTGCTCCATTCCACGTTTATAAAGTTAAAGATGAAGTATCTGCAAAAAGATACAAGTCCTTAATCAAACAACCAGATAAGATTACTAACTGGCAGGAGGTAAATGATTTACACAAGAAAGCATTTGAGATATATACAGGAGACCAAAGATTAAACGACTTATTAAAATATCCTAACGGAGAAGATACTTGGGCAGATTTAATTGAGCAATGGTGTGGATTTAAGTTAATAACAGGAAATTCATTTATATATGGAAAACTTATTGAAACAGGAAACAATCAAGGTAAGCCGTTTGAACTATTTGCCTTACCTGCTCAGTATATGGCTATTATCGCAAACATTGAAATGTTCCCACCAACCAGAGTTGGCTACCAATTATACTACGGAGCAATGTGGTCCTTTGATACTAAAGAAATCTTACACGATAAAATGTTCAATCCTGAGTGGACAGTTACAGGTGGACAGCTCTATGGGCAAAGTCCATTATTAGCAGCAGCAAGAACTTTAACTAGAAGTAACGAAGCCAAGACTGCTGCCGTTGCATCATTCCAAAATGGTGGACCAGCAGGAGTTCTATTTATGAACGATGATAGATTTGACCCTATAAGTGGTAATCAACAAGCACAAGCATTAAAGAGAGCAGTTAGCGAGAAAGGTGGTGCATCAAACTTTAACTCAATTGCAGTATCAGGTTATAAAGTTGACTGGAAGCAAATAGGACTTAGTCCAGTAGAACTTAATATCATTGAATCAGAGAAATGGGATATGAAGGCTCTTTGTAATATTTA